GCCAAGAAGGGCTGCATATTGTTGTGTATCGCGCCCCCTCCATTGGCCGCGATTGCAACGCTGATGCCGGTTGCAGAATAGCCGCTGGGGACCGTCCTATTGCCGGGTTCACCCACCGCGGAAGCGGTGTTGGAGCTGGCAGCGTTCTGGACATAAGGCACTGTATGGGAGTGGCCTGGATCGTTGACGGTTGCGCCATGTGCGTGGCTCGGCATTTCGGAAACTGCTATCAGGTGAAACTCTTCACCGTTTTTGCTAGCCAGTGCTCGATTAGTCAGCACTCTTCCCCCTTGATCCGTCCCTGCGCCTTGACCCGCGCCAACGGGGCTGCGACTTCGCATATCGGGCAAAGCAAAAGTTGTCGATCCGTCGCCGGCTCCGTAGAGCGTTCCAATTGCTGCGAAAAGCGCAGCGTAAGTCGTCCGACTAACGAGTTGGCCTTGGCACCAGAGCCATGTGCCTGCCGCGCCCGGAAGAGTCGCACCAGCGAATCCAACCATACTGCCCGGAGGCAACGCTCCATAATTCTGGATCGTTGCCGGCAAACTGTGGCACTGATTGTCGCCTCCTACGAAATCGGTCGCAGCTCCAGACAAAAGCGCGAGCAGCCCCGAATCGGTCGTATCGGCTATTCCGATTGGATCGGTGCCTTTCCCACGGTGAGTGGGCCCGTGCGTTGCCGGCGGAAACACCGTGGGCTTTGAAGTAATGAGCGACCAATCAGTGGGAAAGCTTGTAGGTGCGCCGGTAACGCCAGTCCAGGGCACGTTTGCGGCAGTGGTCGCACTGTCGGCGTTTGTGGCCGTGTCGGCCAAGACCGCATGATCGACTATTCCCGGCTTACCATTGGTCGCGAATTGGCTTTGGAGCATGTCGCCTGTACCGCCGCCGGTGCCACCCGTGTTCGTGATCCGAATAGTGGTGGCATCTTCAACCAGCGAAATGCCAGAGCCTTGCAAAAGAGCTTTATAGGGCCAGTAAACGCCCAGTTGTGCTACTCCCATAATGCCTCCTTATAAGGTTTGGGCTTGATAACTTCTTAGTCCGACTCCAGCTCGGAAATAGACTTGCTTAGCCGGGGCCGTATCCAGAACCAAGCGCCATTGCTGACCGTTTGGCCCCGGTGCCACGAAAACCCGGATCATAGCTGCACTCAGTAAAATTGGGCGCAGCAAATAATTGAGCGCCGTCATCACACTGATATCGGTTGAGCTGGTGACCTGGACCCAGCCCGGGATGGCCGGATCGTACAAATCAAAATGCACCATGCCGGCTGGCGGATAGGCTTGGTTGCAATCGTAGAGATAGAATTCATCGATCTCATAAACTGCCGGCACTGGATTGGCTACCGTGGTCGAAACCAGCACTGCTCCGTTGGTCGCAGAGGGATCAATCGTCACCGGCAACTCACTGACCCAACGCGCAACTGGAGGTAAAGGATGATAGATGACATCACCACCCAAATAATCACTGGCTTGCCCACTGCCTTTAGGAGAGAGCCCGTCACTGTGAATGGTTGCATCTGGAATTGGATCATTGCCAGTTGAGAGGTGCTGTATCCCGTGGACAATGGGCGGGAAAAGGTTCGGCCTATCGGTAAGGTTATTCCAGTCAACGGAATTGGCCGTGTCGGCCACCAGCGCGTGATCGACGACGCCGGGCTGTCCGTTCGTCGCGTAATTTTCTTTTAACATGTACGAGGTCGCATCCGCGGTCGGCTGCATGATCACCAGAGGCAAGCATTGCTGGTCCTGGTAATCGCTGGGCAGCGGCACCTCGATGACGTCACCTCGAATAAAATTTGTGGCCATAGTTTACTTTGTGAGTCGTGCGAGCGCGTTCTGTTTGGCGGCAGCTAGAACCGCAGAAACCGGCAGGCCGGGCAAGGGCGGTGGAATTACGTCCGGTTGAGCCAGAGTCAAATCGGAGGTCGGAAGTACGTCCAATTCTCCACGGGCAATCGTTTGAGTCAACAGCGTGGAACGCGTCCGATATTTGAGGTCAAACGCATAGCGGCCAGGATCTACATTCATGGTCTGCTCTGGTAACCAGATCAGACACGTCCAGCCGCACAGACCGTGTTGTTCGGTCCAAATCACTTGAGAGAGGATATTCGGATCGGCGGGATCCAGGCTCGCTTTGACCGTGAAAACGAACGTCCAATCCGTAATGTCCGGAGTCATCGGACATTCGCAAAAAAGGGCGATGAAGTAAGCCAGGCAATCTCCCTGCACGACTTCCCAGCGCATGTTCTGCCGGTAGTCGCCCATCCAGAACGGCCGGACCGGTTGCTCCGGCCGCATCACTGGGTATAAGCCATCATCACTCATAGCTCGGAAAATACCCGGCTCCTGCCTCCTTGAGAAGCCGCCAGTTGGACGAGGACTGGCGGTGAAGACGCAAAAGGAGGTGCCCCACCAGAAGCCGGGTCTGTGCTGCCGCTAGGAGCCATCTTTTAAATAGTTAGGCTGCCGGTTAGCATCCCGGTCCCAGTTCCACCTGGATACCCTGCGCAGGTAGCAAATCCGAAGTCCGGCTGGCATCTCTTGAATGCAATCGGGATAACAGCATGCGGTCTCTCGGGCCTATATGCGCGGGTAATTTGGTAGATGTGCATCCCAAAATCCGCAAATAAATTGCAGTCATTGTCTCTGATGACTACGAATTCCAATTCTCCTTGATTGAACTGCGGAGGAAACTTCCATTCACCAGCGCCAGTATAACTTTCCGGAACTAACCGCCTGAAACTATTATCGAATACTAAGAAGGCAACTTCGTATTGCGCTTCTAAGTAAGCGGGGTTAGCTCGCGCACCTACCCCTTTACTAACTTGCACCGCGATCTCTGGCTCGAGGAAATCTGGTAATAGCTGACCATTCAATTCCTGCCAGGTATCAAACCTTAGAGGCTGCTGGTCGATTCCCATTGCAATCCCCTGGTAGGGTCCCTGCCAGGTGTAGCCTGTTAAAGTCTCTTCACCAAGCGTGTAACGGCCTGTAGTAAGGGCCCGCATGTCATAGCGCACGTTTAGCTCTTCGCGCAGTACGTCAATGATATCAGCACCACCGATGAATTTTGCAATCGTGCCGGCCTCACTCTCAAAGGGTTCAGCTAACAAAGCTTCATGCGCCCAGGTCTCCAGATACTTCAGGAACTTGAAGGTAATTGGAACATCCGGAGGCGTATCATCGTTAAAGGAAACGTCAATCGCTTGCACGTCGCCACTAACCATCTGCGGGAAATTGTAAGTAGAGTTAACTTTAACTTTAACTCCACTGCGCAATAACAATTGTGAGCGTACATCTACGTTCATGAAATATAACAATTGTTTTTGCAGGGCATCCTGCGTAGCAGAATAGCTAGCTTGGAAGGCGGACCGCATTTGCTTCACGCAAACTTTTGGACCGCGGCCGCGGATAGTTCCTAACTTTGTCGTGTATTCAGTGGAACCAGTCTCGGCCACTTGCCCGAGCTCGGCACAGGAATCCACGTCATTAAAGAATGTGGGGAGCACTAACGATTGGTTGAGCACCGGTCGCTCCATCACCACGTTACGTTGTTCGTCAGAAACCGCCGACTCAAAAATTCCGCCACTTAAAATGTCTGCGTAAGGTGCCCTCCTCATCAGGAGCAAAGTCACATTACCAACCAGACGCGATACGTCCCTCGAGGCAAAATCGATAGCCTGTTGAGGGGTAATTAAACAATCCGCCATAACACAATAAAAAAGGGGTAACAGTTTCGGGTAAGATGAATCCGCGAAGCGAAAAATTGCTCGCGGCCAGTAGACGCAGTTCGACCTCGAATGAGATACTCTGCGGCACCCGATTGACTGCGGCGACCAGCGGATCCTCGGTTTCGACTTTTCCCGGGCCCGAAGCGGATCCTAGAGCCCGTGCCTGAAGGTTTACCCCCAACCGGCTTACTTGGCAACAAAAAAGCCCGAGGGGCTTAGCCTCGGGCTTCGCTGAGCGATTCGATTCGTTAACCGATCGATCGCTCCTAGTTGTGGACTTCGAATCGCATCGCTTCCTCAAGCCGCTCTTCAGCGGCCTTGTCGTCGGCTTTCTTTTCTGCGAGCCCAGGCATTAGCATCACTTTCTTATCCCGAGTCGGATTCCGCCGCAGCTGAGCGATCTCTGCCAGCATAGCTTCCTGCAGGCCTGGGGAGAACACCGAGATTACCTCTGCGTACATGATTGAAACCTGGCCG